TCTGACCTCATTATTGTTCAAAAAATCCTTTGCTCCGACATATCTTCGGATACAACAAGCAATACTGCTATCTTTCTGAATTAACTCCTTGTAAACTGACACGCAAAATACAAAAAACCGGAAAACCCCGGAAAAGCCTGGAAAACTCCGGAAAAGTCAAGAAAGTGCCTGGAAACCGTCACTTTTAAGCTGGAAAAAGAAAGAAAACAAAAAGTTAAATCAATTAACTTGTAAAAATAAAGCCGTCTCTGGAAGCCCGAAAAGGCCAAAAATCCAGAGACGGTTTTATTTTATAAAAAAGTGTTAAACCACCGTTAAACCGCCTTTTAAAATCATTTAAAAGCGATTAAAAAGGCTATATTTAGCATTAAACCAACTTTTAAATTTTAACAGTGATTTTAAAGAGTGGAACTATAAGGCCTTACAAAAAGGCCAAAAATGATATGGGAATATGGGAACTATTTTTTATTGATAGGGGAACTACTTCCTATATCAATTTTATACAAAATGTATATTCTTATTATTCGTTATCTTGTTTTCTTTCGTGATTACATTTTTCTTCGTAATCATAGATGAGATTCATTAGTCTTACTTGCTCCCGCGGTTGGAGTTTGTCAAATACCTTGGCAATCTCTTTCATTAGCACTTTAGTGGTTTCCTGTAAATCAGATTCGACATCATCAGACGCTGTGGCGTGTTTAATTCCGTTGAACTCAATATTGGTACTATTTGTGATTGTTGGACTTTGATTGTGGATTGTAACGCTTTCGGTTTCAGGTGCTTTACTTTCTGTATCATTCAATAATTCAAAATACGAAATATCTAAAAATTCGCAAATGGGTAGTATATACTTCGCAGGTGGGTCGGTCATTCTTGTTTTCCAAGTTGAAAAAGTGCTATTGCTTATCCCAATTGCAGTGCATAGCTGTGAGGACTTCACACCTTTTTTTGATAACAAAATCAAAAGATTGTTCATGATTGACAATTTTAATTCCGCCTTTCTGTGCAAAATGCTATTTTTCTCAAATGCGTAAACTTTGAGCTTGACATTTTCGCAAATGAGTATTATAATATTCATAGTGAATATTTTAGGGCGCAGTAAGCCCTATGATAATTCTACCACAAAGCAATGAAAAAGTAAATAGGAACGGAGGTGGTTTTATGACACTCGGAAGAAAAATCAGAATCCGTCGGACAGAACTGGGCATGACACAGCCGGAGCTGGCAGGAGCCGCGAAGCTCTCACAGGGATATATCTCAAAGATTGAAAGAGATGACTGCATCCCCAAAGAAACAACTTTAATCGTTCTGGCAGTTGCTCTGAAAACATCGCAGGAAGAACTTATGAACGAAGTCAGCCTGATGAAACAGCAGGTATCATGAAAGGAGAAATGAATCAATGAAAAGACTGACCTATGAAGAACCGTCCGGCATCTGGGGCGTTCACGGCGAAGAAATCGCCGACATGAGCGATACTATGTATGCAGTTGCCGGAAAACTGCTCGAATACGAAGAAACAGGTCTGACACCTGATGACGTCAGAACCATGCAGGCAGAATTGCAGTTTGTCCACGTCGGCCAGAAAATTGGCGGTTATGAAATTTTCGGCATGTTCGGCGGTTACTGTATCGCACAGAACGAAAAAGCTCCTGACCCCTATGTTGTCTGGAAGATTGATGATGACGAATGCGGCGTACATAATGGCAGATACCGCAGTACCAAAGAAGAAGCTGTCAGAGTGTTTGCAGAATGTGCTTTCGGTATCGAACTGTCGGAAAGTGAGGAGACAGAATGACAGAAACAGCACATAAGAAATATCAGCTCTACGATTTGTATGACTTCTATGGAGAAATCGGCAGCTATGACACATCCGAAGAAGCATACAGAGCCGCCGACAACTGGAAAGAAGAAACAGACGGAGAATGTGACCTGATTATCAGTGAATGGAATGAAGCAGAACAGAGACACATCCCGTTTGCAAACTATGATTAAGAGGTACAGCATGAGAAAGAAGAATACTCCGCTGTATCCGGTGCTGGAACAGGAAATCAGGGACAGACACATCAAAAAGAGAGAAATCGCAGAAAGCCTTTATATTTCACAGGATTCTCTTTCCAGAAAGCTCCGCGGAACGCGCGGACTGAGCCTTGATGAAGCAATTGCAGTTCATGAATGGTGGTTCATGGATATTCCGATAGAAATTTTATTTCAGAAAGAATAACAGCCGAAACGGCGGAGCATTCCGCCGTCTGCCGGAGATGGTCTACCGGCACTGACGAGGCAGACCAGGAAAGGAAGGTGAAACCGATGAATCAGACAAACTTAATCATCCTGTATCTTGATGCAGTGGCAACATCAGCAGAAACACTCACAAGAATCATCTGTAATTCTGACAAAGCGGATATGATTGCAAGTACAGTCATTGTCCTGCTCGACACGGAGGACAAGACAGAGAATGACATTTTGCTGATGGAGCTTGACAGTATCGCATCCGACGCGGTGAAAGTATGCTTTACCAGACTTCTGGAATGCAACAAAGCCGCTGTCAGACACTTAGAAAAATTCCAGCTTCAGGGCTATCATTTTGAGGAACTGATACATTCCCTGAAACTGGAAAACCAGACATTAAGTGAAGAAATTCACTTTGCTTAATGTTCTGTAATCAGTGTACCACAAAATCCGACATTTGTCAAGAAAAATTTTGCCAGAGTGATATGCTCCGGCAGAAAGGAGAATCATTGTGGAATATTTATCGGTAAAAGAAGTCGCTGACTTGAAAGGGTGTTCTGAGAGATACATCAAACTACTTGCCAAAGAAGGAAAATTAAAGAGTATTCAAGAAACAAGCTGTAAAGGCCGTCCCAAATACATGATACCTGTTTCTACCCTTCCGCAAAATCTACAAGAAAAATATTACAGGCAGAAACGCACTGAAACGGGAATCCTCCCTGAGAAGAAAGAAACAGAAGCCCCTGATAAACAAGCGTTAAAATACGGTTTAAAGGGTGTTAAACGGCCGTTTAACAGTTTCTCGGAGGAAGAGCGTCAGGAGATACAAAACTGGATAAATCTTCTGGACGAATGGCAGGCGGAACGCGCCAGCAGAAAAGACAAGACAGAATTTGATAAGCTCTTTGTGGCTCATCAGAAATACATCCATCCTGAAATGAGCATCAGCACGGACATTCTGTATCGGAAGTATACAGCATATCAGAACGAATGCTATGAAGATTTGCTGGACAAGCGCGGCGGATGGAACAGAGGGACAAGCAAGCTCCCTGACGAAAGCCCCATATGGCAGGTGTTCTGGCAGTTATATTCATCAGAGAACCAGCCGACTGTCAGTCAGTGCTACCGTTCAACAGTGGCATATTTCACGGAAGAACAGCCGGAACTGCTCGAACAGATACCCAATGAAGCATGTTTCCGGAGGAAAATCAAAACATTGCCGTTTGCAGTTCTGGAATATGCACGGCATGGAGAAAAAGCAATGCGTGACCACTGTATTCCATATGCACAGAGAGCATACGATGATATTTATGCAAATGACATCTGGATTATGGACAATTACACGATTGATGGTCTCATCCAGTCAGCAGATGACCCGAAAAAGACAAAACGCATGTATCTGACAACCGTACTGGATGCCAAAAGCGGTGTCATGGTCGGGTGGAATGTTACCAGCTCACCGGATTCACAGTCAACCGTTACTGCACTGAGATTTGCAATGCTCCGGCATGGATTCCCTCAGTATCTGTATTTTGACAACGGCCGCGAATTTACCACTAACGATATTGTCGGTGAAGCAAAAATCAGAAAACTTGCTGTATCGAAAAAGGGCAATCTTCCGGTGACGATTCTGGAACGGCTCGGCATCAAAATCAAAGTGGCCAAGCCGTACAGAGCGCAGTCAAAGGCGGTAGAACGCGCACACCGCACATTCAAAGAACAGTTCTGCCGCGGACTTATCGGATTCAGCGGCGGTACAATTGTAGAACGTCCGGAAAGCATCAAACGCCGCATCAAGAACGGAGAAATCGAGACAGAAAGTGAACTCCGGCAGCTCCTGAAAGATTACACGGAGAATGTATTCAATGTTGCACCTTACGGCGGTGCAGAACAGAAATATAAAGGCGTTCCGAAAATCGAGGTCTGGAACAGCTCTATTGCAGAAACGGAGTTCAGAATGGCAAGTGAAGACGTACTTGACCTGCTCCTGATGAGAAATACCGGATTCCAGAAAGTCAAGCGCGAAGGCGTATTTGTGAATTATCACGGAGAAAAAGTCTGGTATTATGATGCACAGGAAACATGGAAACATATCGGAGAGGAAGTTTGTGTCAGATATGACCCGAATGACCTGACAAGTGTCAGAATCTATGACCGCGAAGACAGATACCTGTATACATGGAAATGTGCTGACTGGATGCTCACAGAATACTTTGAAGAAAAGCGCGAGAATATTGCTGTTCTGGAACAGACAAAGAGCAATGTTGAGAAACTCATCAAACAGAGAAATGAAGAACTGAAAGGAAAGCCCGTCATCACACAGAAAGAAGGCCTTGCCTACTGTGCAAGACAGAATAAAGGCAAATTTGAAATCAGGGTACCGAAGAATATACATCCTGTTCTCATCAATGAAGATACAGGGATTCACAAAATGGCCGTTGGTGCAGAAGATGTTCCTGTTGTAATTGACATCAGAAAAATTGCCGAAAACGCGGCCAAACGAAAAGGAGAATGATTATGTCATATGTACTTACGCCTGAGCAGGAAGCGCTGCTGGAAAGGGTAGAAGAGTTAAAGAGAGACAAGGGCGTGAGCCAGAACAAGGCCGGAGAAATTATTGGTCTTACCGGCTCGGCACTCTCACAGTTGAAAAACGGCACATACAAATCACCGGAAGCAGGTTTCCGAATTATCGAGAATTATTTTGCTGTCAAGGACAAGGCAAAGCTGACTTATCAGGAACCCGAATACGTCCCGACAAGCATTTCTTCTGAGATTTACAGTGTTATCCGTGTTTGCCAGATAAAAGGCGGTCTGTCCGTGATTGTCGGTGATGCCGGAATCGGGAAAACAAAAGCCGCACAGAAGTTTGTTTCGGATAATCCCACGAACAGCATTCTGATTACAGTAAATCCTTGTCTGACAGGAGTCAAGCCGCTGCTCGAATGCATCGCTGACAAAATCGGTGCAGTTCCGGAACGTTCTGCCAATAAGCTCTGGCTTTCTGTTGTGAAGAAGCTGTCCGACGGCATGGTGCTGATTTTTGACGAAGCACAGCAACTGACAATTAAAGAAATTGAAACTCTCAGAAGCATTTCTGATTACTTTACAGATAAAAATCAGACACTGGGCATCTGTTTCATCGGCAATCCGGAAACGGTCGTTTACATGAGAAAGAGAAAAGCGGAATTTGCACAGATTGCCAACCGTACCAAGCAAATCAAGGTATATACAAGGGCTGACATTAAGCGTGAAGATATTATCATGCTGTTTCCGATGCTGGAAGAAAATCACATGGAAAAAGAAATCACCCTGATGCATGGTATCACACAGACAGAGCAGTCCATCAGAGGAGCTGTCAATGCCTTTTCTAACGCTTGTGATAATGATAATTGTACTTACAATGGGCTTGTAGCGGCTGCTAAATATACTGGTGCTGATATTTAATCTATTTATGGAGAGCGTTCGCTCTCCGCCTTAATGCGGCCAAAGACGGTGACAAGCCCGTGAAACGCAGAGTCAAGGAAAAATTTACAGGAGGTCATATCATGAACAAAAAACAGAACATGAGTGCAGTCATTGACCGTATCGCGGCCATCAGACAGGAACAGGACGCGCTCAAAACGGAGTATGAACAGCTCCTTGCAAAAGTCGAAGCTGATGCAGAAAAGAAGCTTGCCGACACGAAAAACAAGTCCGTCAGCTATACCAGTGCCAGCGGCAACAGCATTATTTTCACCAATGCGGACAGCATCAACATTACCGCCGGAGAACTGCTCAAAGAAATCTTTGGGGTACTCAGCGACAGCATGTACAGCACAGAGCTGAAATATTCGCTCAAAGCTCCGGCAAAGAAGCTCATCAATGCGATTCTCAGCGGTGAATACTGTGAGGGCAGTGTTGCGGAGATTATCAGCTCCCTGCCCTGTGATGACGGCACAAAGAAAGTCCTGTCAAAGAAAATCAAAGGCGCAGACTTTGAGAAAGACAAATCCACGCTGATGAACGCGGCCGAACTTTCTGAACAGGAAGCATCCGATACAGCTTACCTGATTTATGAAGCCGCCGCATGGGAGAACATCTGCAAGTTTATCACAAGTACACATGACGGCAAATTCAGCGCGGAGATTCTGGACGAAATCAAAAGAAAGCTGAGAAACGCCGTCAGCATCACCAGAAGCACCAGAACAAAGCTCATTATTGCAGGTGATGGCACATGATGCATATTTCTGATGAGCGCATTCTCGAACTGATGAAGTGCATGGAATTTGTTTCCGAAGCCGTTCTGAAACAGGAAGACAAACAGCTTGCACAGAAAATGCGGCGCGATTTCCGCGACATTGTTTCCCTCCTGACAGAGTATCTTTCACTCTGTCAGGAAAATGAACGGCTCAGAAAAGAAGTACAGGGACTTGAAAAAGAACTTCTGAAGCTCTGCCCTAAAAAGAAATTTAAAATTTGAGCAGGGGTGAAATCATGAACAGAGAAATTTTATTCCGCGGATTCTGTGCCGAACCCGGCGGAAAGGAAGTTGCATTTTATAACGGCCGCTACAATGAAGGCTACTGGGTTGAAGGCTTCCTTCTTCCGTTTACAGTCAACTGTTATGAGAAAAACTTTGTGATTGCCAGCGGCCTGACCGCTGATGAACTGGACTATTACCAGCCAAGCATTGATTTTGATGAGGTCGTCCCGGAAACAGTCGGTCAGTTCACAGGCCTGTATGACAAGAACGGCATTAGAATCTTTGAGGATGATATTGTACGGGAAACCCGTCATGGAACAATCGGCCGCATCAGATGGACGACAGGCGGATTCTGGTGTGATGGAATGTTCAGCAGCGGCCTTGGTGATAATCTGGGCGATGTGGTATTTGATTATCAGCTCGAAGTGATTGGAAATGTTTACCGTAATCCGGAACTTATCAGAAAAATTGAAGAAAGCAAGGGGTGAAAAGAATGGCGTGGGTAAAACACCGCAATGGTGAATATGAATGGAAACTCAGCAGAGAAGAACGGAGTCAGAATCTCCGGTACAAACGCCCGGCACTGGAAAGTCTGGAACTGCATTTCATCATGTCAGAACTGGATGAAATACAGGAAACCTGCGGAGAAATCCACTGGATGGAACAGGACGAAGAAATTCTCCTGACGGCTCTCGACGGTGATGATGAAGCTCTGTACGAGTTCAAAATTTTGTTTTCCGACATGGAGCAGAAAGCCGACGAACTGTATGAAAGAATCCGTGAAAGTTATCTCAGTCATGATGACTTTAACGACTGCATGACCGGACTGCTCGGCAACAGATACAACCTTATCGGATATGACGGCTATCAGGAAGACTATTATTCTCTGACCGGATATGACACAGAACGGGCATTCACGGAAGCCGGAAAGCGCATCATGCGCCTGACAAAAGCCGAAATGCTTGACAGAATCGGCCAGTGCATGGGAATTACGCTTGCTTATCTGGATTTGCGTTTCCAGTATGATTATTTAAAGGCGACAATTGATATTTTACGCGATGAAAATACATCATTTCTGAATATCATCAAAGACATTGAAAAAGTCTATCTCGAAGCCGATGCAGAAAATTTCAGCGCATCCGGCAGAGCGACACAGGAACTTGACAGGCTTATCCGGACGATTCCGGACAAAGTCTGGTGTGAATAGAGGTGATAACATGGATAAAAAAGCACAGACAAAACGCCTGTATTCGCTGGCAGCGGCACTGGGGATTCTGGAACGGAGCAATCCGGATGATAATTTTCATACTCTTGTGCATGGCATGACGGGAAAAATACATGTCAGCGAACTGACCACAGCAGAGGGGAAAGCCGTGGAAGCGGAACTGCAAAGACAGCTCAATCATCAGGGCAGTTATACGCCGAAGAAATCAGAGGTCAGGGAACGGCCGAATATGCTGACAAAAGCACAAAGCCGTTATATCTGGAAACTAATGTATCTGCTGATAGAACTGGACGGGAAAGCATCTTCCGCTAAGGCAGATGAACGGCTTGCCGGAGCCGTCAGAAAAATTCTCGGCATTACAGCCCCTCTCGATGACCCTCTTGTGTGGGTGCGGCGTGAACAGGCCAGCAAGCTGATTACCACACTCGAACATTATGTCAGGAGTGCAGAGAAAAAGGCCGGAAGACAGGTCTTGAAGCAAAAACATTAACAGAAATATACGGCCATTTGGAATATTTTCGTTGACTTTTCTCAGATTATACGGTATCATTAAAGTGAAGAATTTAGTGATACCGTATTTTTATACATTATTAAGGGGGAAGAAATTTTGCAGATTCCGAACATGAAAACTCTGACAGATATTGCACAGCTTGACGGCGAACAAAGAGAACTCGCTGAAATCATCGGTCTGGAAGCATACCGGAAACTGGCCGACAGCTATGCAGGGTGTACGATTTATGTGAGAAAGCCCGAAGAAATTACAAAAAAACTCCGGAATGCAGAAATCTGTGAAAAATTCGACGGCAAAAATTACAGGGAACTTGCAAGGGACTATCAGCTTTCGGAATCTTCCATCCGCAAAATTGTCCGTCGTGTTGGAAGAAAATAATAGAAAATTCCAGTGGAAATTCCAATTTCTATATGGTATCATTAAGATGAGAAAATCTTAGTGATACCATTTTTGTTGAGGTGAGAACATGGAGCAGGATTTGATTTTCTATGTCATTACAAGCATTCTTTCCGTTATCCTCGGCATTATCGGTTTTTTCCTGAAACGGACAATGGACAGACTTGACCAGAATGAGCAGGATTTGCAGGACTGCATCAAATCACAGTATACTTTGTCGGATAAGTACGCCACAAAGGCCGAAGTTGCTGAAATCAAGGCGGCTATGCAGAAATTATCTGACAGCGTGGAGTATATCAAGGAGCATACCACGAAAAATGAAGATTTCATCCGGACGATGACCCGTCTGGAATCCAAAATAGATAATTATTACCAGCAGAAGAATCAGGGGTGATTTTTTTGGAAAATAAAGAACTCAATGACCGCATTCGTCAGAAGAAATTTTTCCGTAATAACGGCGTTGTTCTCAAAGGAATTAATCTGCTCCGGACGCAGTTTGTCAGCCTGCCGGATTTAAGATATGCGCTCGAACCGACACTGACGGAATCTGAATTTCTGGACTGCGTCAATTATCTGACCGAAGGCGGATATATCCGAACCCGGCACACCGGAACGAAACAGGAAATCACGCTTGCTGATGCCGCTCCGGATGAACTCGAAGCCAAAGTCACACAGAAAGGCATTCAGGTGATTGCCTGCATCCTGAAAGATGACTGCATCGAAGTGTAAGGCGGTGCGGTATGGGAAACAGAAAACACTCCAAAATTGACAAGCTCGACCCGGCAGTGAAAGAAACTGTCGATGAGATGATTAAATCCGGTGCCTATTATCGTGAAATCGTTGACTATATCGGCAGTCACGGCGTAAGTATTTCTGTTGCGGCAGTCGGAAATTATGCAAAGAATCTCATGAGTACACTTGATGCACTCCGCATGAGTCAGGAAAATTTCAGGGCTATCATGGAAGAAACAGAGCGTTACCCTAATCTTGACATGACCGAAGGCATTCTCAGAATCATCAGCAGTCAGATGCTGACCGCCGTCAACCAGATGCCCGAAGAACAGCTTCAGAATCTTGACTTTGATACTTTGATGAAAAATGCTGTCGCCTTAACCAGAGCGGCCGCTTACAAAAAGCAGATTGACATCAAAAACAAAGATTTGCTGGAAATCGGTGCAGACCAGTTCCGGAACATGATTTTTGATGCAATGGCATCCGAAGACCCGGAGCTTTACAAGAAAGTCAAGAAATTCATCAAAAAGAAGCAGGAGGAATCGGCATGAGTCTTTATGTTGTGCAGACACGCCCCCATAAAGAAGTGGCAGTCTGCTATCATCTGAAACGGCTCGGCTTTGATGCGTTCGTGCCGATGAAGAAGATGCTCATCAGAAAAAATGCAAAGTGGACTGAAAAAGCAGAGCTGATTTTTCCGCAGTATGTCTTTCTGGATTTCACGCCCAGCACCGAAAATTATTATCTGCTCCGTCAGACGGACGGCTTTGTCAGATTTCTGGGAAACGGTATTCCGGAAACAGTCTCAAATCAGGAAGAAGCCTATCTCCGATGGCTTCGGAACGATAACAGGCCGATTGATATTTCTATGGTTCATGTCCACAAGGACGGCAGAAAAGAAATCGTTTCGGGCGCACTCCTGAAATATCAGGATGATGTTATCGAATGGAAATTACGTCAGAACCGTGCTGTTGTGACTGCTGAAATCATGGGCAGAAAACGCCGTCTTTCGCTGGCCGTTATCAGTGTTTAAAATCATCTGTTC